ATGTGCGGGCTGCAAATGAGCGGCCCGTCAATCAACGACGTGGATGAACTTCACGGTCGAGTGCTTACGGCGAGAATCACTCTCGACCGCTAACGCGGAAGGAAAGACAAATGGCAATAGATGGAAACGAGATCGGCATCATCATCGGTTCTGACCTGATCGGATCGCAAAAGGGCGCGACGATCACGCGAAGCGCCGAGATGCTGGATGTGTCAACAAAGGCAGACGACGACGCGAGCTTCCTTCCTGGCAAGCGGACGATGAACGTCGAAGCGAATGCGTTCTATGTCACGGGAGACACCGCCTATGGGGCGCTGGTGACGGCATACGAAGCAGGCACGTCTGTGACGATGGTCTGGTCTGACGCAGCGAACTCGACTGGAGCTGCGCACAAATCAGCCAGCGCTTATGTGTCAAACATGAGTGTCGACGCACCCGCGCACGGACCTGCCGAGATCAGCATCTCGCTTCAAGCATCCGGCAACGTCACTTGAGTTTGACGGCTGACCAAATGCGTGGGCGCGTGCGCGTCTTGATTGACGGTGAAGAGAAGTTCCTTCGCTTCGATCAAGGCGCGCTTGCTCGCCTGATTGATGAACTCGGCCTGGAAGGTCTTGCAGGCGTTCCGGGTGCCGTGATGACGCTCGACGCTGACACGCTGTCGGCGTTGGTCTGGGCTGGTCGTCTTTGGGAAGAGCCCGAGCTGAAGCACGAAACAGTGCAAGGCTGGTTCTACCCGATGATGCCAACCTACAACTCGGCGATCGAAGGCATCAACCTAGCACTGTGGGGTCAGCCCGTGCCCGATCTCGATGATGGGGGAAGCAATGACGACGAAGTGGATTTTCAGAACGCAAAGACTGGGACTTCATAGCCGGTGAGCGGTTCGCGGTCGTTCGTCTCGGCTGGAATCGTGACGCCTTCTGGCAGACGACGCCTTCCGAGTTCAACGGCTTCATGCGCGAACACTTCGCCACTCGGGAAGAAGACATCGAACTAGCAAAGGCACAATCATACTGGACTGCGGTTCTGTCTCGGGCCAAGGACATCCCGAGCTTCGACCGCTGGATGAACAAAGCAAAACCCGGTCGAGCGCTCGAAGGCGAAGAAGCTGAAGAGCGACAAGCAGCACACGAAGCATTCGCCGAGCGCGTTGCGATGACACTGGAAGGAGCGGAACAAGATGGCTGAAGCAGGATCAATCGAAATCTCGCTCCGTGCCCGTGTCGATCGTCTCGAAGCCGATCTTCGCAAAGCCGAGATGGCGACGAAGAAAACGTCGAGCGGCATGAAAGCCAACTTCAAATCCGTTGCCAATTCGCTGAATAAGGTCAAAGGCAACGCCGTTGCTGCTGCTGCTGTCATCGTCGGGCTCACAACGGGCGCGATGGCAAGCCTAGCAAAGCAGGCAATCCGCACAGCGAACGACCTGGGCGACATTGCCAACAAGCTAGGCATCTCTACATCAGCGCTGCAAGAGTTCCAGTTCGCTGCAAATCAGTCAGGCGTGAAAGCCGAGACGCTTAACATGGGACTTCAGCGTTTCGGACGACGCGCTGCTGAAGCTGCGAATGGAACCGGCGAAGCGAAAGACGCGCTGAAGCAGCTCGGCGTTCAGCTTCGTGACACAGGCGGGAACCTGCGTTCCACCGAAGACCTGTTCTCAGACGCTTTGAATGCGCTGTCAAAAGTACCTAACGAACTCGAACGCAACCGACTGGCCTTCAAGCTGTTCGATTCTGAAGGCGTTGCGCTGGTCAACATGGCTGGGAACTTTGAGACGCTGCGCGAAGAAGCGCGAAGTCTCGGGCTCGTGCTTGGCGAAGATGTCATTGCTAACGCGGACAACTTGCAAGACCGGCTGGATACATTGGCAAAGATCACTTCGACACGTCTGGCACCTGCGTTGATTGATCTGGGTGGCGCGGCGCTGGTCGAAGCTGCCGAAGCTATGGCAACGCTCGCTGGCTGGGCCGATCGCGTCTACCGATCGTTTGCGGACATCGAAAGCTTGAGCATGAGACAGCTCAAAGCTCAGATGAATGATCTGAAAGAATTGAACAAGGCTGACGATCAAAGAGTGATCGACGCCATGCAGATGGGATCGCGCGGGCAAGCGCAAACAATCCAACAGACGATAGATGACCGCCTAACGCAAATCGAAGCGATGGCCGAACGCCTTGCCGAAGTCGAAGCCAGCTTCGCAAACAGAACGCCACCTGCCGCAGATCCGGCATCGGGAAAACTCGATCAATCAGGAACGCCAGCAGAACGACTTGCAGCAGAAAAGGCTCTTGCCGCTGCGGTCGCGCGACGTTCTCAGATTCAGCATTCAACACACATCGACTTCTTGAACGCTACTGGACAAGAGATTGCCGCTATCCAATACAGACTTGAACTCGACAAAGCTGCGCTGCTTGAAGGTGTCGAAGATCGAGAAAAATACAACGACACGATTGCCGAGATGGAAGCGACAGCACAAGCGCGCATCGCAGACATAACAAAGAACGCGGGACAAGGACAAGAAGACGCACTCGATGACATGAAAGACGCCTACGCCGGGTTGTTCGACTTCATGGAGCGCGGCTTCTCCGATGCGATGGCGACGATGCTGCTCGACGGCGAGCTGACCTTCAAGTCGTTGGCTGAATCGTTCCTTCGCGAGTTCGTCCAGATGGGAATCAGCAAGTTAGTCGGACAAGGCTTCGGCGCGCTCAGCTCAATATTCGGTGGCATCAATCCTGAAACGGGTGGCGCAAACCTTGCGCCAGGTCAAACCTACGGACCTGTATTTACTGGACCCGGAGCAGCCAACGGCGGGCACATCGGCGGACCCACGCTTGTCGGCGAACGCGGACCCGAGCTGTTCATTCCAAGCACGTCAGGCTTCGTCGCCAATAATAACGCGATGCGACAGATGAGCGGCAGCGCAGCGAGCCCGATCAATGTCACCGTCGTGAACAACACGGGCCAAGAATCAAGCACCTCGGAAAAGGATGGATCAAACGGCGGGCGCGACATCGAAGTGATGATCGGCAAAGCCATCACGAAGAACATTGCACGCGGTGGCGACGTGGATCAGGCGATCCGGTCAAGCTACGGCGTGCAGCGCGTAGGAAGGCACGGTCTTTAGATGCCTGTTTGGCCTGGGACATTACCGAACGATGCGCAATACGGCTGGAGCGAATCGCCGGGTGACTCGCTCGTGCGAACGCAAACCGATGCCGGTCCGGCGAAGCTGCGCCGACGATTCACTTCGACGCCTTCATCGTTCTCGATGCAGTTCGTGTTGACGAAGGCGCAGGCGACTCGGCTGATTCAGTTCTACGAGAACGCCAGCGATGCGGCGATTGCAGGCACTAATGGCGGCGCGCTGTCGATCACGGGTCTGCCGCACCCGCGTGATAACAGCGCGGCAACCTTTCGCTTCTTAGCACCGCCCGTTCTAACCCAAACTGCATATGACGTGTTCCGCGCATCGTTGCGGCTCGAGCTTCTCCCTTGAGCCGCTCCGTATCATCAGCCGCTCGGTCGGCGATGTATGCGCAGGAGACTGAAGAAGTCTTCGTGCTGCTGCTCGAAGTATCGACGGCAGGCGAACCGATTCGCGTGGCGCTCGACAGCGAGAACCTAGACACGAAGCTGACCGTGGACGGCACCGACACGCACGGCACTGCGGTCACGTTTGCTGGTGGGTATTTCGGCATCGAGCTTCCCGAAGAAGCTGGCGAGAACATCAGCACCGTGCGCGTCACGATCGACAACGTGGACCGCGTGATCGTCGCTGCAATCCGATCAGCCAACACGCCGCCTGACTGCAACATGTGGGTCGTGCTTCGTTCGTCGCCCGATGTCGTCGAAGCGGGTCCGTATTACCTGACGCTGGAGTCGGCTTCATACGATGCGATGACCGTGACCGGCGAGCTTGCCTTTGAAGATGTTACGAACAGACGTTATCCGGCGCACGAGTACACGCCCAGCACCACGCCGGGTCTGTTCTGATGTCGTGGACGAATGAATACATCGGCATTCCGTACAAGCTGCACGGGCGAAACCGCGATGCACTCGACTGTTGGGGAATGGTGCGAATCGTCTATGGCGATCGGCTTGGCATCGCGTTGCCATCGCTTGCCGAGCAATACGAAAACCCGGTCGATGCCGAAGGCTTCGCGCACGCGCACGAGCTTGCTTCGCCGGAATGGGAAGCGGTCGAGACGCCGCAAGAGCTTGACGTGTTCTGGTGCCGCATCGCAGGCATGGAATGTCACACCGGCATCGCGCTCGGTGACGGCAAGATGCTGCACGCGATGCAGGGCAATGACAGCCACATCATCAATCTGCAATCGCCAGCGTGGCAACGGAGGGTCCAGACGTGTTACCGGCTGAAGTGAACATCGCGACAGCGCGCAACCCGTTCGCGGGCACACGCATCGAAAGCACCGCACCCGTCGGCATGACGTTGCGCGAGATGGTCGCAGTGCAAGGCTTGCGCGAGAGCGCAGCCTACGACGTGCAGGTCGTGCTGAACGGCGAGATCGTGCCCGACCGGATGCTCAGTCGCATCAAGCCGAAGGCAGGCACACAGGTGATCGTGCGCGTCGTGCCGCACGGCGGTGATTCAGGCAAGGCTGTTCTGTCGATCCTGATCAGCGTGCTGGTCATCGTGGCCGCAGTCTACACAGGCGGCGCGGCGCTCGGCTTCTTCGGTGGTGCTGGTGGCGCTGGCTTCGGAGCAATCGCGGGATCTGCTGCTGGTTTGATCGGCGGGCTCGTCGGCCTTGCCACTGGAATCCAATCGCTGGCTGCGCCACCGCCCGACATCTATGTGGGAGCGGTTCCCGAGTCTCAAGACAGCGCGGCGCTTCAAGGCACGAAGAACTCGGTGCGGTTGTACAAGCCGCTCCGAACCGTGCTGGGTCGATACCGCGTATATCCTGATTTGATCGGCAAGCCATTCGTCGAGCAAGTCGGCAAAGACTCCGTGATCCGACTGCTGATGTGCTTCGGCTATGGACCGCTCGACATAACAGACATCAAGATCGGCGAAGTGCCGATCGCAGACATTCCCGGCATCCAGTACAACGTGCTGCAAGGCTGGGACGACGACGGTGCGCTAACGATCTTCCGCGACGAAGTGGATCAGGATTCTGGCTTCCAGCCTATTCTGCCCGAAGTCGATTCGGAAGTTGAGATCCTGACTTCAGGGCTCGGACCTGAAGAACTTTCGTTTGATCTGCAATTCCCAGGCGGTTTGATTTCGTTCTCCGACACAAGTGGCGCGCCCGCAGTTGTCACTGTGCGCTTCACCGTCGAAGAACAAGAGATCGGCACAAACTCGTGGGCGTACATCGGCACGCCGACGATTGGACTTGGCGAAGACACCGGCATCACAGAAGTCTCGGCAGGCACCTTCGACATCAAGCTGCAAGAGCGCGGCCTTGTCACTCGTGGCTTGCGATGGACTGTGCCCGCTGGCAGTACCGCAGACGTTGCGCATCAAGTTCGGGTGACCCGAATCTCGACGACAACCGCAGGCGACACGTCAGTTGCCGACGCACGCATCACGGTGCTGCGAACGATCAAGCCGCACTTGAAGACAACGATCCCGAACTTGGCGAAGATCGAGCTGGAGATCAACGCGAACGACACAGGCTTGGCAGGTGTCATCGACAACCTTTCTGCTATCTGCACAAGCATCACGCCGATCTTCGACTCGCTGACTAACACATGGGGCGCGGCAACTGGGAACGCAAGCACCTACAACATCACGATGTTCCCGACACGCAACGCAGCTTGGCTGTTTGCCCAGGTTCTTCGTGGTCCTGCCAGTTCCAGACCCGTTGCAGACTCACGCATCGACGGCTTCGGAATTGCGAACTGGGCTGGCAATCTCGCAGGCACGGGACCGCAGCCAATCAGTGGTGACTCGTCGCTGTCGCGCAACATCGACGCCGTTGTGGACTTCACGACAACAGCGCGCAAGCTGCTGGCCGACATCGCAGGCGGTGGCCGCGCTGCGCTGAACATCGTTGACGGCAAGTATTCAGTCGTGCAAGACGTGCCGCGCACTGCGATCACGCAGCACTTCTCGCCGCGCAACTCGTCAGGCTTCGGCGGTGCCAAGGCATTCAAGCGATCACCGCACGCGCTCCGTGTCGCCTTCGTGAACCCGGACAAGGGCTATCAGAAAGACGAGCGCATCGTCTATGACGATGGCTACAGCGAAGCCGGAAACATCGTCGAAGAATGGGACTTCGGCGACTCGCGGAGTTTTCTAAACGATTCAGGCGTCCAGCATACATGGGGAGCCGTACCGGACACATTCATCACGAACGGTCAGGCTTTGCGAATGGAAGTCACTGCTGCTGCTCCATTAGAGCTTCTGTATTTGTACAAAGGAAACACGAACGCAAGCGGGCTCTCAGTCGATGGTTCAATCCACACAAAGATCCGAATCAGAATGCGCGCTGTTCACATCAGCGCAGATCCAGCGCGCACATGGCTTGGCTGGTTCTATTTTGGGTCTGCTCCTTCGTGGACTGCTGGATCGAATCCATATACAGAACTGAAATACTGGAACGCTGACAGCGTTTCTGATTCGCCTGTTGACGAGCCTGACTGGAAGAACGGAGACTGGGTTGAATTCGTTTTGGATATGTCGTCGGACGCGCGTTGGACTAGCGAAACGATCACGCAACTCCAGTTCAGGTTCTCCAGCAACACGCCATCAACCGACAGCGACATCTTCGAGATCGACTGGATCAGAGTAGACGACGACACGCAGCCTGCGACCGAGTTCATGGACTTGTCGTTGTGGGGCGTTGCCGATGCCGACCAAGCATGGCGTGACGCCCGCTATCACATCGCAAGCCATCGCCTTCGGCCTGAAGTCTTCACGATCACGGCAGACGTCGAACACATCGTCTGCAACCGTGGCGACCTTGTGCGCGTGTCGCACGATGTCATCGGCGTCGGCTATGGCGGCGCACGCATCAAGGCAGTCACGAACGCAGGCGGCGAGTTCGTCTCGGCCACGATGGACGAAGAGTTCTACTTCGATTCGACCCGAAGTTACGCCGTGCGTCTTCGCGCTGACGATGGTTCCGAGCTGCTTGTCAATGTTGCGAACCAGGGCGACACGAGTGACCAGCTCGTTGCCGAGTCGGCCACTTCATACGGCGTCAGCGCAGCGCCCGCAGTCGGTGACCATCTGCTCTTTGGAGAACGCGACACGGAATCCCTGCTGTGCATCGTGCAGCGCGTGTCGCCGCGCAACGATCTCACTGCTGTGCTGGAGCTGATCGAGTACAACGCCGCAGTCTACGAACCCGGCGTGATCCCAGAACATACGTCGAACATCACGCTGCAAAACTCGCCGAACTTGCTTGAGCCATTTAAACCCGAGATCGTGGGCGAACCGATCAGCGATGAGACTGCTGCTTCCTACATGGCCGCAGGCTCGCCCGAGCCGCAGATTCTGTTCAACGTCATCACGCCGCAGAATGCAGAAGGCACCTTCGCACCGACGACGCACTTCCACGCGCAGTTCAGATTGAAGGTTGACGGCGTGGCTGCAAGCGGCTTTTTGAACTTGCCGCGCATCGAAGCCGAAGGTGACACGCGCATCATCGTGCGACCCGTAGACGAAGGCTCGGTCTACGACATCCGCGTGCGTGCGATCTCGGACCCGGCTGCATCGGCATCGACTTGGGTCTACATCAACGATCACACGGTCGTCGGCTTCTCGACACCGCCATTGCCGCCGACGGATCTAAGCGTGTGGGGCGATGCGATTCGCTGGGAATACGGAACGCCACCGAACGACTTCGCAGGCTTCATCGTCAAGCATCAAGCGGGCAGTGATGCGACTTGGGCAACCGGCATCCGTTTGTCAGAGAACATCATCACAGACAACTGGGT